CTATTTAAATCTAAGTGGTTGAACGGTTGTATTTCATCATGTGCTTTGTTTATCAATCTTTCTTTCGACTTCGATATCAATGTATTGTAATGATCGTTAGCTAATCTTTTGCCATAATTAAAAAATAAATCTAAATTGTTTTGTAATATTACGGTCCCGATATATTTTCCGTAGTAAATAGATGTGTAATAAATGTAATTATTAAAATCTAATAATCCGGATTGTTCTTCTACATACTTTTTAGAATCATATATGTATGAAGTAAAGTGTTTAGACAAATATTTGATATCAATATTACGAAAATTATATATTTCTTTTAATTTACTGTCATTTGAGATAACGACGATGCAAGGTTCTTCAAAAAAAGATTGATTTAGATAAAATATCGAAATCTTGTAATCGTCTTTTCTCATGAATGGGAAAGCTTCTGGATTGCTACTAAACTGATAATTGTATCTGTTTTCAACTACATATTTGTAGCCTTCTAAAAATTTACGCAAGTATTCTTTTAAAGTTTTATTCTCTTCCATCCCTCATCCTCCTCACGCCATATAGGCGTTTATTTCTTATATTCTTCTTCAACATACTTTTTTACTAAATATTCAAGAATAAGTTCGGTCATTAGATCGTTTTCTTCGTACTCTTTATGAAGTTACTTTATTCTTTGAATTAATTTAACTTATCGCCATCTATTTTTTGTGAAATAAATTCCAAGTATTTACGCGCATTATGTGACGATAAATCTTTAGGTAACTCATAAGTGAATGGTTGATTACCACTAGTTAAAACTTCATATACTATAGTTTCTTTTTTTATTTTGCAATTAGTTATTTTCATTATAAACTCCTTTTAAACACTGCTGAAATAGACGTCTTTTATATTAAAGTGCCATATAGGCGCTATTAATCACAATACAACTTTGCCCATTACTTTAATATTACTAAACGAAGCGACTTTGATATCATCATACTTCGGATTTAGAGATACCAAATTAATATAGTCTTCGCATATATCTACACGCTTGATAAGACTTACTCCATCTAATACAACGAGTGCAATTGTACCATCTTTAATAGAATCTTCTTTCTTAATAAAAGCGTATGTTCCTTGTTTTAACATAGGTTCCATTGAATCACCATTAACTAAAATACAAAAATCAGCATTTGATGGCGTTTCGTCTTCTTTAAAAAATACTTCTTCATGCAATATGTCATCATATAATTCTTCTCCTATGCCAGCACCAGTTGCACCACATGCAATATACGATACTAGTTTAGACTCTTTATATCCATCTATAGAAGTGACTTTATTCTGTTCTTCCAATTGTTCATTTGCATAGTTAAGTACGTTTTCTTGGCGGGGAGGTGTGAGTTTGTTGTATATGGAAGTGATGTCGTTATCGTCTTTGTATGTAGTATTTGATTCACTATACAAATCATTAATCTTCACATTGAAGTACTCAGCCAAAATTTTGGCAGTTGATAATCGAGGTTCTTCCTTTTCATTTTCCCATTTTGATATCTTGCCTTTCGTTAATTTCATTAAGTCGGGATATTTATTATTAAGATCAGTTGCTAATTGTTCCATAGTCATATTTTTATTTTTTCTTAGCTTCTTTAAACCTTCACCAATACCCATACGAAACCCTCCTTATATAAGATAATTTCATTATAAAAGTTTCGAAAACGAAACGCAAGGAAAATATTATTGCAAAAGTTGTTGACATCGAAACTTTTATGATGTATTCTTAAATCAAGTTGTTACAAACGAAACAAAAGGAGGGGGTTCAATGACAACTAGTGTAGCAGATAAACCATACTTAAAAATAAAAAGCTTGATTGCACTTAAAGGAACTAACCAAAAAGAAGTTGCTAAAGCAATCGGAATGAGTAGAAGTTTATTGAGTATAAAGATAAATCGAATTAATGGCAGAGATTTTACAACTTCAGAAGCTAAAAAATTAGCAGATCATTTAAATGTTAAAGTTGATGATTTTTTTTAAACTTTAAGTTTCGAAAGTGACAACTAAATAAAAATAAGGAGGACACTATGGAACAAATCACATTAACCAAAGAAGAGTTGAAAGAAATTATAGCGAAAGAAGTTAGAAATGCTATAAAAGGCGAGAAACCAATCAGCTCAGGTGCAATTTTCAGTAAAGTAAGAATCAATAATGACGATTTAGAAGAAATCAATAAAAAACTCAATTTCGCAAAAGATTTGTCGCTAGGAAGATTGAGGAAGCTCAATCATCCGATTCCGCTAAAAAAGTATCAGCATGGCTTCGAATCAATTCATCAAAAAGCTTATGTACAAGATGTTCATGACCATATTAGAAAATTAACATTATCAATTTTTGGAGTGACACTTAATTCAGACTTGAGTGAAAGTGAATACAACCTAGCAGCAAAAGTTTATCGAGAAATCAAAAACTATTATTTATACATCTATGAAAAGAGAGTTTCAGAATTAACTATCGATGATTTCGAATAAAGGAGGAACAACAAATGTTACAAAAATTTAGAATTGCGAAAGAAAAAAATAAATTAAAACTCAAATTACTCAAGCATGCTAGTTACTGTTTAGAAAGAAACAACAACCCTGAACTGTTGCGAGCAGTTGCAGAGTTGTTGAAAAAGGTTAGCTAAATTCAACGGTAAGGATTTGCCCTGCCTCCACACTTAGAGTTTGAGATCCAACAAACACATAAGTTTTAGTAGGGTCTAGAAAAAATGTTTCGATTTCCTCTTTTGTAACAGTTTCAATTCCTTCATATCCTGGAAAAACAATTTTCTTTAAATCCGAAACATGTTTTTTTGAACCATCCTTTAAAGTAACTAGAAGTTTCATACTTATCACCTCCTTAGGTTGATAACAACATTATACACGAAAGGAGCATAAACAATATGCAAGCATTAAAAACAAAATCGAACATCGGCGAAATGTTCAACATACAAGAAAAAGAAAATGGAGAAATCGCAATAAGTGCAAGAGAGTTATATAAAGCTTTGGAAGTTAAAAAGCGTTTTAGCGCTTGGGCAGAAATTAACTTGAAGCATTTCAAAGAAAATAGGGATTTTACAAGTGTACTTACAAGTACGGTTGTTAATAACGGAGCTGTAAGACAACTAGAAGATTATGCTTTAACACTTGATGTAGCTAAACATGTTGCGATGATGTCAGGTACAGAAAAAGGTTTTGATTTTAGAGAGTATTTCATCCAAGTAGAGAAAGCATGGAACAGTCCAGAAATGATTATGCAACGTGCTTTAAAAATTGCTAACAACACAATCAATCAATTAGAAACAAAGATTGAACGTGATAAACCAAAAATTGTATTTGCAGATGCAGTAGCTACTACTAAGACATCAATTTTAGTTGGAGAGTTAGCAAAGATCATTAAACAAAACGGTATAAACATCGGGCAACGCAGATTGTTTGAGTGGTTACGTCAAAACGGATTCCTTATTAAACGCAAGGGTGTGGATTATAACATGCCTACACAGTATTCAATGGAACGTGAGTTATTCGAAATTAAAGAAACATCAATCACACATTCGGACGGTCACACATCAATTAGTAAGACGCCAAAAGTAACAGGCAAAGGACAACAATACTTTGTTAATAAGTTTTTAGGAGAAAAACAAACAACTTAATAGGAGGAACGAACAATGCAAGCATTACAAACATTTAATTTTAAAGAGCTACCAGTAAGAACAGTGGAAATTGAAAACGAACCTTATTTTGTAGGAAAAGATATTGCTGAAATTTTAGGATATGCAAGGGCAGACAATGCCATCAGAAATCATGTTGATAGCGAGGACAAGCTGACGCACCAATTTAGTGCATCAGGTCAAAACAGAAATATGATCATTATCAATGAATCAGGATTATACAGTTTAATCTTTGACGCTTCTAAACAAAGTAAAAACGAAAAAATCAGAGAAACCGCTCGAAAATTCAAACGATGGGTAACTTCAGACGTCCTACCCGCTATTCGAAAACACGGTATCTACGCAACAGACAATGTAATTGAACAAACATTAAAAGATCCAGACTACATCATTACAGTGTTGACTGAGTATAAGAAAGAAAAAGAGCAAAACTTACTTTTACAACAAGAAATTGGAGAGCTAAAACCCAAAGCAGACTATGTAGATGAAATCTTAAAGTCAACTGGAACATTAGCTACAACTCAAATCGCGGCAGACTACGGTATATCAGCACAAAAGTTAAACAAACTACTACACGAAGCTAGATTACAACGAAAAGTGAATAAACAGTGGGTGCTTTACTCAGAACACATGGGCAAGAGTTACACAGAATCAGACACTATACCAATTGTACGCTCTGACGGTAGAGAAGACACAGTTTTACAAACTAGATGGACACAAAAAGGTAGATTGAAAATACATGAAATCATGACTGAATTCGGTTATGAAGCTAACGTAACTGCTTAACAGGAGGGCGCAGCAAATGGAAGATCAAAACAAAAAAGTCATTTATTACTACTATGACGAAGCAGGTAATAGACAACTATTATCAATTGGAGACTTGAATCTCTATTTATTAAAAGATATTAAATCAAGATTTGGTTTATATAAAAAACAAATCCCTGATTTAGATAATCTGTTCGTTCAAATAGACGGTGTTGAATTTAAAGTACTATAACCCGAGCAATGCACCTCTTAAACAACATTATACACGAAAGGAGCATAAACAAATGAACACACTATACAAAACAACCTTCCTCATCACAATGGCAGTTGCGACTTGGAAGGTTTGGAAGATTGAGAAAAACACAAGATTTAAACTTAGAAATTTTGATTATCCAAAAATTAATAATGCTCAGAGCAAATCATTGTTGGATATTGCTAGTCACGATTTAAAAGATATTTAACTGTATTCAAAATTTTCATATCTTGTTGAGCTTTTAAGCTTTCGTATAAAGCTATTGAATAAATAATTTCGTAAGATACGTTTTCAGGAGCATCTTCTTTCAACTTATTTATTCTATCTCTAAAAAAGTCACTGTCACCACCGAATTCTTTTTCGGCTTGATTACTAAGTTCACCAAAGAAATTTTGAAAATCATTAAATTCCATACTTATCACCTCCTTTCACTAGGAGATAACTAAATTATACACGAAAGGAATGGTAGAAGTGCCACCACACATTCAACAAATGTTATACGAAATCCAGTTAAAAGCTGGTATACCTCAAAAATTAATGGAAATGCAAGCTTTGATAAACGATGAAACAACCAAAGAGGAGAAAAAAGAAAATGAGTAACATTTATAAAAGCTACCTAGTAGCAGTACTATGCTTCACAGTCTTAGCAATTGTGCTTATGCCATTGCTGTACTTCACTACAGCATGGTCAATCGCGGGATTCGCAAGTATAGCGACATTCATATTTTATAAGGAATACTTTTATGGAGAATAAAAAAACTGCTACTTGCGCCAACAAGTAACAGTGACAAACGATTAACAAAATTAATTCGTGTTCAATATAAAACGAAAAAAGGAGGAAGTCAAGATGTATTACGAAATAGGCGAAATCATACGCAAAAATATTCATGTTAACGGATTCGATTTTAAGCTATTCATTTTAAAAGGTCATATGGGCATATCAATACAAGTTAAAGATATGAACAATGTACCAATTAAACATGCTTATGTCGTAGATGAGAATGACTTAGATATGGCATCAGACTTATTCAACCAAGCAATAGATGAATGGATTGAAGAGAACACAGACGAACAGGACAGACTAATTAACTTAGTCATGAGATGGTAGGTGTAAGCATGAGAGATACAGAAAGAAATATATTGAATATTTTTAAGACGTTATTCGACGAATATACTTTGTCAAACCAACGAGCATTATTGGAAATTGAACGTAATCATCACGGATACTTATCGATTAATTTCTTGCACTATCACGACAGTTACAAAACAAACAATAAGCTTGTGCAGATACATGAAATCAATCCAGACAGCCATGAACGAATAAAAAATTTAATTATCGAGGTGCTAAGAGGTCATCGGAAGATTAAAAAAGGAGCATGAGGAAAGATATGAAAATAAATAAGTTAACTATATCGAACTTTGCTGGAATCAAAGAAGAAAAATTTAACTTTGACGGTAAAGATGCAAAAATATACGGCAATAATGCGACTGGCAAGACTACAACAGCAACCGCATTACAATGGCTGCTTTTCGATAAGGGTTTAGACGGTTCAACCAAATCATTTAACCCTGTACCTTTAAACGAAAAAAACGAAGAAAATTATGAGTTAATTCCGACTGTTTTCGCAGAATTTGAAATCGACGGAAAAATTACGACTTTTAAAAAAGAGTCACATCCTAAGTACACAATAAATCAAAAAACGAATCGCAAGGAATACTCACGAAGTCGAACGAAGAAACAATATATCAATGATGAATCAATAAAAGTAAAGGATTATAAAGCTCGTATTGATGAACTGATTGATGAAGATGTATTCAAGTTAATTACGAACCCTCAAGCATTTAACTTACTAGATTGGAAGAAACGAAGAAGTTTGTTGTTTGAAATCGCTAAACCAATCAATGATGAGGATGTCATTAAAACAAATGATGATTTTAAAGAACTAAATAATATTCTTGGAGATCACGAAATTGAAACAAAGAAAAAGATTCTTACAGACAAGATAAAACAGATTAACAAAGATATCAAAGATATTCCGATACGTATTAACCAAACGCAACAAAATAAGCAGGATGTACCGGAATTCGATAATGATAGACACACAATCATAAAACAAGAAATTGAGCAACTTGAAAATGAGCGTATAGATATTCAAAACGGTGCAGAAGAAATTAATTTGCGTAACCAATTAGCTGATAAACAATCAGAATTGAAGCGCATAGAAGCTAATAATAGCGCCAGTAATGAGAACAAAATACATGCTTTAACAAATGAGCTACACGTTGAAAATGGAACGGTTGCGAATCTTAAAACAAGATTAAAGCAAAACAAACAACAAATTACACATGAAGAAAATCGACGTAATCAATTATTAGAAAATCATAAAGGATTAAAAAGTGATTTAGAAAAAGCTAAAAATCAAAAATTTGAATATCTTGATGACAATGTATGTAGTTGTTGTGGTCAACAGTTACCAGCTGAACAAGTGAGTGAGGTAAGAGAAAAAGCATTGCAGAAATTCAATGCAAACAAATCGAAAGAATTAGAAACAATACAAACATCTATCAATCACATTATTTCAGAGGGCAAGAAAATAAAGCCAATTATCGAGAAATTAGAGGATGACAACAATAATTTACAAATTAAAATCAACGAAGCAGAAGAGCGTTCAGCAAGAATACAAAACAAAATTAATAAGTTGAAAATAACTCACGTTGACGTTACGCAAACTGACGAATACAAAGCAGTAATGTTAGAGATAAATGAGATTAATCAAAAACGCTCTAACATCAGGAAAACTATTCAAGATAAAGTTTCAGGAATAGATGACAAAATAAGCGAACTTACTCAAGAAAAATCAGAAATTGAAGTGTCAATATCAATCGAAAAATCAAATAAACATCTAGATGATGTTATTTCTGAATTAAGAAATGAAGAAGACAGATTATTGGATGAAAAAGAAAAGTATTCACATGACCTTTATATCTTAAAAGAATTTACAACAACAAAAGTCAAAATGCTTACTGAAAACATCAATAACGAATTTGATATTGCTGAATTTAAGCTATTCAATACCTTAGTTAACGGCGAATTAGAAGAAACATGTTCAACAACGGTTAATGGTGTCGAGTATGACAGCGGTTTAAATAACGCCTCAAGAATTAATGTTGGCTTAGATATCATCAACACACTATCAAAACATTTTAAAGTTACAGCGCCAATATTTATTGATAATGCTGAATCAGTAACAGAGCTTATCAAAACAGAATCACAACAAATTCAATTGATAGTAAATGAACAAGATAAAAAATTAAGAATGGAGACTATATAAAATGACGAATGAATTACTATTAAAAAACAATAAAATGGGCGACAACGTTCTATCTAGAGTTAAGACATTAGAAGCACAAGGAGATTTACAGTTTCCTGCAAACTATTCGCCTGAGAATGCAATGAAGTCAGCAATGTTACAACTGCAAGAATTAAAAGGATCTAAAAAAGATGGTTATAAACCAGCGCTGGAATTTGCAACTTCAACCAGCATAGCAAACGCCTTAATGGACATGGTTGTACAAGGTTTAAATCCTGCTAAGAATCAAGGCTATTTCATTATGTATGGCAATAAGGTTCAATTCCAAAGAAGTTACCACGGAACAATGGCAGTAACTAAACGTGTAGCAGGCGCAGAAGAAATTAATGCAGAAGTCATATTTGAAGGTGACGAAGTTAAGTATAAAACTAAAAACGGAAAAATTGTTGAACTTGAACATACACAGTCTTTTGGTAACAGAAACACACAAAACATTATCGGTGCATATGCAACAGTTGTATTTAAAGATGAAAGTAGAAATTACACTGAAATCATGACATTTGAAGAGATTGAAGAAGCGTGGAAGCAATCACAAATGGTTTATAACGGTGTATTTAAAGAAGACGGTACACACAGAAGATTCCCTCAAGAAATGGCTAAAAAGACTGTAATAAACCGTGCATGTAAAAAGATTTTAAACAGCACGGATGACGCTAGTCTTTTATCAAATCAAATTAAAGAATCTGAACAACGTCAACGCAAAGAAGTATTGGATGCAGAAGTTGAAGAAAATGCAAATCAAGAACAATTGGATTTTGAACCACCAGTTTTTGAAGAAGCACAATACACAGAATTAGAAAATGAAAAACCTATTGATGTATCTGACTTTGAAGAAATAAAAGAACCTGCAACAGAAAAAGAAAGCGAAGAAGAGCCATTTTAATTGAAACAATAGCAACTGGTTCAAGTGGTAACTGCTACGTCTTAAATGATGGACGTACTACGTTACTGCTTGAGGCAGGAATAAAATTTGAACGTGTTCAAAAGCATTTCAAATATAAAACAAGACATATAGCAGGGTGTCTTATCACACACGAACATGGTGATCATGCAAAGTACACAAAGCAGTTTGTCGACAATGGTGTAATCAGCTATATGACTGCTGGAACACAACGAGCTATGGATTTTGAAAGTCATCGCTTATGCACGATTAAGGCAAAGCAAGAGCTACGAATTGGTACGTGGTCAATTTTACCATTTGACATTGAACATGATGCTAACGAGCCTGTGGCTTTCTTATTACAAAGCACATTAGGTTATAAGGTCCTGTATGTTACTGATACGAAGTATCTGAAATACAAATTTAACGGCATTACGCACATGATGTTAGAAGTTAATTATATCTATGAACAAATGCAAGAAAACATAAAAAACGGCAGTGTACACAGCGCATTAGCAAACAGAATTATGGAGTCTCATTTTAGCTTAGAACATGCTATCGGAATGTTGAAAGCAAATGATTTAACTAGACTCGAAGAAATACATTTAATTCATTTAAGTAGTCAAAATTCAAATGCAAAATACATTAAAAGTGAAATACAAAAAGTGACGGGCGCGCCCGTTTATGTTGGAGGTTTATAAATGCTAAACAGAACAATATTAGTTGGTCGTTTAACTAGAGACCCAGAATTAAGAACCACTCAAAGTGGTGTAAATGTAGCATCATTCACATTAGCAGTTAACCGCACATTTACGAATGCACAAGGAGAGCGCGAGGCAGACTTTATTAATATCATCGTATTTAAAAAACAAGCAGAGAACGTTAATAAATACCTATCTAAAGGATCGTTGGCGGGCGTAGATGGTAGGTTACAAACGCGGAACTATGAAAATAAGGAAGGTCAACGTGTATACGTTACGGAAGTTATTGCTGATAGTATTCAATTTTTAGAACCGAAAAACTCAAATGACACTCAACAAGATTTATATCAACAACAAGTACAACAAACACGTGGACAATCGCAATATTCAAATAACAAACCAGTAAAAGATAATCCGTTTGCGAATGCAAATGGTCCGATTGAAATAGATGACAATGATTTACCATTCTAATTTAACCGGTTTGAAAGTGAGGTGTGTATATGACTGGTTGGATAAGTATTGATCGCTCAATTCAAAATCATTGGCTATTTAAAGAAAAGAGAACATTTTCAAAGTTTGAAGCATGGATATATTTACTCATGGAAGCGAATCATTCAAAGGCAAAAGTGCCTATTGGAAACCAAATTGTAACCGTAGAAAGAGGACAAAGATTAACATCGATTTTGACCTTGTCTGACCTTTTTAACTGGTCACGATTTAAAGTGAAAACCTTCCTTGACTTACTCGAGAGTGATGGAATGTTAGAAGTCAAAACAACATCAAAATATACCCTTATAACCATTGTCAATTATGACTTTTATCAAAGTGAGCAGGGCAGGAACCAACATCAAAACGACATCAAACCAACATCAAAACAACATCAGTCAAACATCAACCCAACATCAAAACAACATCAAACCAACACAAACAATAATGATAATAAAGATAATAATGAAAAGAATGTGAATAATGAGAAGAAGAAGACAACCGCCTTCGACTTCTTCCAAGATAACGGATTCGGTTTCATAACTTCTTACAATTTAGACGATTTAAATTATTATCTTGATTCATTTGAAAATGATTCAGATGAAATAGTTACCGCATCACTTAAAATCGCTAAAGACAGAAACAAAGTTACTTGGGGATATGCTAAAAGCATTTTGAATACATGGCTTAATGCAAACTTGAAATCTATTGAACAAGTACGTGCATTTGAAAAGCAACAACTTGAAAGCAAAAAACAAAATTATAAACCTTTCGTTAAACAATCAAAAGAAAAAACACCCAAATGGCTCACAGACAGCACGAGAGAAACGAAAACGCCGGAAGTAGATGAAAACCTTGAGAAAGACAGAGAAGCTTTTATTAAGCGTCTAAATAGCAAATGGGAGTGATTGAAAATGGATGCATTTGATAAATACTATCTATTTGATCATGACGGCAACAAAATGTTTTCAGTTACACCACATTTTAAAGATGGTCGGCATTTAGTTGTTGGAATAAAAGAAACAAAATTTAATGGTCGTCGTTGGTATTTAGACGATTATGAATTAAATACACTTATTGATAATGAACAAATGGAGTTAGGACACCAAACAAGCTTATTTGAATATATATGAGGGATTACATGGAGATAGAAATTAAATTTAATGAAGTGTTTAATGCGCCGATGGGGTCGCCTCGTCCACGCTTTCGTAATACAGGTAGATTTGTTCAAACTTACATGCCAACGTCTTACACAAAGCATAAAGCGTATATACAAGGGCAAATGCCTAAGTTAAATCTAGAGCGCGCACTAAAAATCGAATTAGACTTTTACTTTCCATTGCTTAAATCATGGTCGAAGAAAAAGAAAAGCGAAATGGTTGGGCAGTATAAAGTGACTAAGCCGGATATCGACAACTTAATTAAAACGGTATTAGATGCTTGTAATGGCCATGTATGGAAAGACGATAACCAAATTACAGAAATAACTAGCTCAAAGCGTTATGGAATTGAGCCCAAAATAATCATACGAATAGAAGAAATATAAGAGGTGGATAAAATGGCGAGAAAAGCAAGGATTGTAACAATAAATGATAAACCTTATAGGTTCAGTAAATTTGAAATGGAATTAATAGAAAGTCACGGTATAACCGCTGGAATGGTTTCTAAGAGAGTAAAAGACGGTTGGGAACTACATGAAGCAATGGACGCACCAGAAGGTACGCGTTTAAGCGAGTACAGAGAAAAGAAAACAATAGAAAGACTGGAACAAGCTAGACTCGAACGCAAATTGGAAAGAAAGCGAAAGAGAGAGGCTGAGCTAAGAAGAAAGAAGCCACACTTGTTTAATGTACCTCAGAAACATTCACGTGATCCGTACTGGTTTGATAATACTTATAACCAAATGTTCAAGAAATGGAGTGAAGCATAATGAGTGTAATCAGTAACAGAAAAGTAGATATGAATGAAATACAAGACAATGTTAAGCAACCAGCGCACTACACATACGGCGACATTGAAATTATAGATTTTATCGAACAGGTTACGGCGCAGTATCCACCACAATTAGCATTTGCAATAGGTAATGCAATCAAATATCTATCTAGAGCACCGTTGAAAAACGGACACGAGGATTTAGCAAAGGCGAAGTTTTATGTCCAAAGAGCTTTTGACTTGTGGGAGCAATGACTATGACATATAACGCGCGCAAAGAATACTTAAACCAATTTTTCGGATCTAAGAGATATCTGTATCAGGATAACGAACGAGTGGCACATATCCATGTAGTGAATGGCACTTATTACTTTCACGGGCATATCGTGCCAGGTTGGCAAAGCGTTAAAAAGACATTTGATACTGCTGAAGAGCTCGAAATATATATAAAGCAACATGGTTTGGAATACGAGGAACAGAAGCAACTAACTTTATTTTAGAGGAGATGGAAATGATGAATAATCGTGAACAAATTGAACAATCCGTTATAAGTGCTAGTGCGTATAACGGCAATGACACAGAGGGATTGCTAAAAGAGATTGAGGACGTGTATAAGAAAGCGCGAGCATTTGATGAAATACTTGATGGAATGACAAATGCTATTCAACATTCAGTTAAAGAAGGTATTGAACTTGATGAAGCAGTAGGAATTATGGCAGGTCAAGTTATCTATAAATATGAGGAGGAACAAGGAAAATGACTAACACATTAACAATTGATCAGTTACAAGAGTTATTACAAATACAAAAGAAGTTCGACGATAGAATACCGACTAGAAATTTAAATGACACAGTTATTCTTACTAGCAATGTATGAGCTAGGTAAGTATGTAACTGAGCAAGTATATATTATGATGACGGCTAATGATGATGTAGAAGCGCCGAGTGACTTCACAAAGTTGAGCGATCAGTCTGATTTGATGAGGGCGGAGGTGACAGAGTAGATGATGTGGTTAGTCATAGTAATTATATTACTAGTCATCTTATTGTTTGGTGTGATGTTGCAAGCTGAACAGTTAAAAGGCGATGTGAAAGTTAAAGAGCGG